CGGAATTAGGCGCAAGGACATAATTAGTCGAACCGTAACTTAATGACGTGCTTCTTGGGTTATTGATAACAATCGCATCGGATACATTAGCAACGGCTAACACGTTTGAGAATATAGCACCGACTGACCCATTAGCATTTTGAAAAACGCTTAACTTGCGTCTGTACTCAAAAGCCTGTGGGGTTTCAGCGTCTCGACCAAGCGTACCCGCCGCTAAATTCTCGACACGGTCTAAACCTGCAACGGACTGATAAATCTTGACGCTATTGATTGAGCAAGGGATTGCACCATTAACAAAATTGGCAAACTCTAACGTAACTGTCCCGCTAATACCAATTGTGCCACCATCAACCGCATAATAAAGATTGCCGTCAATATCGGTGATTTGTGAGTTTGCAGGGATAACAGTACCTGACACACCAATACAATCAACATTAACGATTGTTGGCAAAGGTGGTACGCTCTAAAAAGTAAAGTTTGGCGATAGCATCTTGCATGATGCCGCTAGATGTTGCTGGGTCAACGAGTGAGACAAACTGAGCAAAACTATCATTTTTATCTGCAATGATAGTCGTCCAACTAGACGCAAGCTGGCCTTGTGGCGTTTCTAAATTAGTGGTTAATTGATTGCCAAATGCAGCGTTAATGTCAGTAAAACAACCGTCTAAAATATCAGACTCTTGGGGCAATACTAGGCCGTTATCTGTAAACTGTATATTCGGTACGCTGCTAGAACCCGACATTTTGTGTATTCCCCAAATTATCTACAAATACAATGCTACCCAATAATGACCGACCATCAAACGAGTTTATCACAACATCGGCACTGGTTACATTTTCAACAGACAAGGCCGCGTTAATTAAATACTGTTTGAGCGCATCTTCGGTCGGTAGTTTGCCTAGAATTTCTTCATTATACGGAACGCCTTTATCTACGTTATACCATAACTCACCCAAAAACAAACGACACGCACTCGCAACATCTTGAGCCAAAGAATAAGGCGAAGATGCAAGCGCAATGTTACCCGAAGCATCTACAACTAAATCCCATGTGCTTTGGTCAAGCAATAATGTTGTCATGGTTGAACAATCTCGCAATTATCAAAGTCATTTTTCTTTTCGTTAATCTTGCTAATGATTTGACCAAGTGTCAAAACTAACGCGGCCGACTGTGACTGATAAGTTACGGTAGGAGCAACCAAAGGCTTAATAACGCTATCGACTAACCCCTTAATCCACTCGACAACTTCATCGGGACTCGTGGGTAATTCAAGCAATGCTTTTATTGGCAAGAGTTTTTGTATTTGCGCGTTAACATCATCAATCTGCTTTTTAATGTCGTTAATCACTATATCAGTGGTCGCCTGCAAATGAGCGCACGATGTCACTTCGTCAATTTGCTTTAGTACGTTTGCGTAATATGCTGTATTGATAGTTGTCATGTTATGTTCACCACCACGCCATTATTGACAGTAATCACCTGCCCAGTGGGGCTTGTAAAACTGCCTGTTGCACCTGTTTGTACCGACAAATTACCGCTAATTTGTGTCAGTGCGCTTAGTATATCAATAAAGCCGCCGTTAAATTTAATATATTGCGTAGGGTCGGCATTTAATAAACCCGATAAATATACCCCATCACTCATGCTCATTACGCGATAACTATTAGGGCCAGACTCTGCTTTAGTCTCAATCACATTACTAATGTCACGGTCTGCAAAAATAGCCAAACCAATGTCATTGACCTGTGGGTCACAAATTACCGCACTATTACCACCCTGCAAACGCATAACAGGTAACGAGTACAAAAGGCCGTAAGGGTGGGGAATTCCTTTAGCATCAAGCATGCTCACAAGTGGCTGAACATTCACCGTGTCATCGTCATTAACTTGCTTAACTTGTACCAATGTCATCGTGTGCTTTTTGTTTATCATTTGATTAAAAAAGAACACAAGCGCGTTGTAGTCGCTAGATGCCGATGTTTTAGTCTGATTACCTTGTCTAATTTCTAAACTCATCGCGGTACTAACCCCGAAAATAAACAGGTGATTGTACTAAACCATTGGCCATCGGGTTTTTCAGATTCTAAATAGTGATTGATAGAAAATGTTTGCCATAGCCCGTTGGCTTGTTTTATGTCTGATTCAACCGTGATTTGACCGCCAAAAACAATAGCAGGATTAAACAACGTTCTAAAAATAATACCAACTGTATTAAATGTAGGATAGCCAATTATGCCCGTTTTGTCCGATATTATGGGTATTACATTTTGGCCAACAGTTCTCGGCACATTTCTAGGACAAATGGCCAATACATCATTATCAAGATAAAAGTCAGTTTGCGTGTCTTGGCTAAGCTGCCGTAATTGGTCAATCAAAGAACCGTTGTATTTTGGGTTGCTAATCGTTTTGGTTACGTTATTGTTTTCAAACGCTACGCCTAACCTGTTTGCAATAATTTCCATTAAATTAGCCACTTGCCAAACACCTTGATATTCTAGCGTTTTATCAATGGTCAACTGGCTAAAATGTCCGACCTGCGTTTCAATGTACAAAAACACATCGGGTGTGGCTGAGTAATCTGCCCACGCATTTAGGATTGAACCCGTATAAACCGTTGTCGCTGTATCCCCATCCACTGCCTCAATTTTTATCGTGTTTTTGGCGTAGGTAAAAGCGAAAAATGCCAGTGTAGTTAGGCGGCTCATTATGTCTTGAGACAAGCCCCATATTTTAGCTGTGGCAGTTACCATCATTGACCCGCCCGCTTTTTGAATCTCAACGGCTGACCTAAACCCCTCGATAATTACTTGATTGCTACCATCTTCAAAAGAGCCGATTGCAAGCGTAAATGTAAATCGTATCTTTTTGGGATTCTCAAATGAGTTAGACATAATACAACCTAAAATTAGTACCAAGCCCCAAATAGTCGGGATTTTGAGTCCCCGAACCATCGACAAAATACAACTCACCGATAAAACCGCTTGAACGATTTCGGACAACAGGTATCCTGTCAACGCATAAACGAGTGCTAATAATCACCTCGTTATCTTTGAATAAATCCAAGTATAAGCCTGTGCTTTTTTGATAAATGTTGATTTGGCAATTTTGGTTATTAAGCAAAATTGTAATTGTTTGACTTTCTGTTGCTTGTAGCGGTACTTCAAACATCATAATCTCTCACGAATAGAAGTTAAAACAGATTGCTGTTTAGCAGGTGGTACTGGCTGTAATTGTACCATGCCACTTGCCTTTGGGCTTGCTGCTGTAGGTGTCTTAGCCGACTCAAGTTTAACGGTAGAGAATGCAGGACTGACTTGTCGAATCTCTTTAAGCGTAATATCAACAATCAGCATAGACACGCCATCTTGTGCGGTGCGCTTGTAAGCATAATCTTCAATACTGATATTAAAATACGTCCTTTCAGGCGTGACAATGTAATACAGGTCGGTGCTTTTTTTGGCGTTATCAATCTCGGTTAAAAACTGATTGCGCTCTAAATCATTGCCTTTTTTTACTAATCGCAATAGCTGAAAATTAGGCAACTGTACTTTGTTGTAAGCGGCGAATGACCCATTTTGCAAAGGCACTTCTGATATTTTTGACGCGCCTTTAAAATCCAAAGAGAAAACAGAATCAGCGCGTGAGACTTTACCATCTTTTATATCATAAAGCCCCCACACACCCGCCCTTGTAAAACGACTTAACAAAATACGCGATAAAATACGGCTAATAACTAGACGCGTGGTTTGTCTGCTTGTCAATTCTCTACGCAATGCAGGGACACCCAAGGCATTAGGTATATCGGGAAATAATGATTTATTGACAGGTGTAATAGGCATTAAAAGCCTCCCGATTCTGCTTGATTGACCAAGACGCGATTTACAAACTCATTATAAACCCCACGCGCATCGCTTGCTTGAGTATTGATAATGACCTGACCAACGCTTGTACTGTTTGTGTTTGTCGATGTTGAATTACCGCCACCAACTTGAGGCTGTGCCGCTAATTGCCGCGCGTCTTGATTTAACTTTGATGCAATGTTTATCTGTGAGTTAATCCTACCTCTATTATCTAATCCTGCCTCTTTTTCGTAAAAATTCGCTTGCTCTTGAACCTCTTTGAATGAGTATCCTTTTTTGATTAAATCGCCTATCAGTTCTTTTTTTGTAAACTTATAACGGTTTAATTGCTCTTTTTCGCCTTTTCCTGTTTTGCGTACACCAACATCACCTTGACCTTTGCTGATTTTGCTTTGTGAGCTATCAACACCTAACAACACCGCATCATTAACCGCACCCACGGTCTCTAAGCCTTTTTTCAGTTTTTGAGCAAAACTTACATCTAAATCTAACTTTTCTTTTTCTGTAAACGCACCGTTAAATGTGTACCAAAACTGCTTAGCAGCTGCAATCAACCTGCCTATTTGTGACTCGCCTTTGTTTGCCCACGTTACCCAATCATCTGCAACTAATAACCCTGCTATACCTGCAAGTACCGCACGAACGGGCGAAAACTTGACTAAAAACGCGCCTGCCAAAATACCAACTGCCGCAACCGCTTTCGGGTTTTCTTCAACTAATTTTTCTAAGCCTTTGATAAAATCAAAGATTCTTGGCGTGACTTTTTCTTCAATGGTTTGGCCTAACGCCTCGCCTTTTTGTTTTAAAATAACCCATTGTTGCGATAATTTAGCTGAGTTTTCCGCGCCGCTTTGGTTTAATTTATTGATTTTGTCGGCACTGGCCAAAAAAGCATTTAATGCTTTTTCATCTTTAACCAACAGATTAGCCATGTCGTAATCGACACCAAGCATCTGTATTGAGTTAATCGCATCTCTAATACCGTTTTTTTCTTTTATGCCCTGTGCGCCCTTGTTAATCATTTTCAGCACTTCAACAAGCGGTTCACCTGATTGAGCTGCCTTGAAAAGGTCAACACCTAACGCATTAAATAAACCCATGTTTGCAGGTAAGATGCCGTATTTAATCTCGGTCATCATCTTACTAAGCATTTGCATTGTGCTAACTGCTGACTTAGCATCACCGCCCGTTTGCTCAATGGCCATGCCCCATTCTTTTAGGGACTCGACACCCGTATCTAAATTATTAGATGTGCGATATAACTGCGAATTAGCCTGAGTGATACCACCAATCCATGAAGCCATACCACCAAATGTTGTAGCGACACCAAAAAATGACACGGCTTGTTTTGTTAGCTCGCGATAAGCATCAATGTTTTCTTTTTGCTGTGTTTTTTGCTTAACGTGGTCACGGTCTCGGTCTGTGCGATTTTTCTTATTGAGTTTTTCACGCTTTTCTTCTTCGGCTGTCAATGTGCGTGTATTTGTGCGGGTGCGGTCTAGTGATTGATTAGCTTCACGATTACCCTGCAAAAAGCCTTGAGCGTTTAAGCCCAATGTAACCACCAACGCATCAATCACTGTCGCCATTATTTCTTACTCGCTAAATATGAGTTGTACGCATCGACTGAGATAATCTCAACTAAGTCATAAGCCTCTGCCATGCCTATTGTTGTCTTTAATTCGTGCAAGGTTGCATACCGCTTAGACACTATCAAACCGATTATACTTGGTACATTAGCATAACCGATTTGACGCACGTTTAACGACTCTATGTAGCCGTATTTTGGGTGTCCGCGGCTGTAGAAAAATTTATATGTAAGCCTAAAGCGCGTTTTCTAAGCTCAATAATTGTGCTTAATTCTTCAATATCTTCATCTTCTAAATGCCGCATAATCATTGATTTTTTATCAACAATAATTTGTACACATTTAAGCAGGTCTTTGAGTAGTGGCTCTAGGTCATAATAATCAACTGCTGAAAACAACCCTAATCCCCAAGTTGAAATCTCTTCAAAAGTTACCGTACCATCTTTGACTTTTTCCATAAAATCATCTTTTAGGCTAGGATTGTTTTTTAACAATGCCAAACCTGCGCGAATAGCAAATGATTCTGCATTAAATGCGGTCATTTCAGTAATACAAAAAGTTTTACCAAAATCTCGGCACTCTTTATCTACTGTAAAATACTCGTTACGTCTTGCCATTATATCCCCCACAGATAATATAAATTATCCCCACTATGTTGATTAGCCTGTCATGTGGGGTGCTGACTTTTCGCTTTTACGCTAGGCTAATCAATCTTGTCAAACCGCGCCAACCTGAATTGATTCCCATGTGATTTTATATGTCACTGGTTGCAATAGTTTTTTAGCATCGGGTAATGGTTTGTACTCAGTCAACACACCTCTAACGCAAGCGTAAGAACGACTAATTGATGGTAAAGCAATCGTTGCCGATAATTCAAAAATATCACGCGCTTGCTTCATCGACGCAATCAAGAATTCAAACTTGTTAATACTTGGTGAGTCGGGCTGAAAAGTAATAGTCATCACCGTAGGATTAGGCACATAACCTGCCGACAATTTACCATCAACCCCCATGACTGTTTGAGCAATCTCTACCACATCTGCCATAAAGCTATCGTCGGTAGCATATCCCTCTAACTTTTGAGCAATCGGAAACAATGTGCCAAAGTTCATCACAAAAACACTGTTTGAGCTAGTAATGTTCATAAATTACCCCTTATAACACATTGTAAGAATTTAAAACGATTTGCTGTACCGCGCCGCCGTCTGTGTACCAAAAGTTAATAATTGGCGATTTACGCAAGCCTCTATCCTGTGCGCTCGGTGCTTTAATCTGCAAATAATAACCATCGGTTTGCAGGAAGTTATCAATCTTTAACCCTGCCTGAGCATTAACTTGTGCTGCTTGTGCAGACGACAACGTAATGCCAGTGCGAATAATGCCGCTATTTAACGCTTGCTCAATTGTTGGTTTGAACGATTCGCGGATTAAGGCTTGACCCACTGTGCCATAGTCCACCGCGTTTGCCGAATCTAAAAGCGTAGCACCTGCCAAACGGAATTGGCTGTTTAGGTAGATTTGGTTTACATAGGAATCTAACCACACCCAACGCCCTGCAATGTTGCCATTGTAGAACCAGTTAAAATCATTGCTTGCTTCGCTGTAGGTGGCGTAGAAGTTATAACCGTTACCGATTAAATTAGCTGCAATTTGTTGGTCATTGACGTTAATCGCTAAACCTGATTGATGTTTAAACGCAAAGGCTAAACGCCCACCTGTTGCAGTAAAGTCAATGCTCGCAATCGTACCCGCTAAAAACGAGGCGATGTCATGCGCCTGAGCCAATACCGTTGTGCTTGCTGCTGTCGCTACGGCTGCATCACCCGAAATACATACAGTGCCGTCATATTTACCATCAATTAAGAATCGGCCAAAAGTTGACGACTGATTAGCAATAATGGCATTAGAATCTGTGTCATAACAAACGTATAAATAACGCTGATTAGAGCTATTAGCCCACGCGCCATAAAGTTTTTTCTCGGCAAGTAATGGCTCGTAATCAGTCATAAAAGTTGACCAATTTTGAGTGGCATTTACCACACGGTCTAAAACATCGCTAGGGGTTTCTGCATCAATGCCTTGACCTAATACCGCGCCTGTTGCCTGTGTAAACTTGAGGCTTGTTGCGATTGTGCCAGTTGGATAAATAACCGTTTCACTCACGCCTGCACTTGTTGACGCAATTACAAAACGTTCGCGCTGTGAATCATAACTCACTGCAAAATCGGGCAAAGTGAATGCGGCTTGAATGATAGATGCGGCATCACTAAAACTTGTAGCTGCGCTTAGGTTAATACTTGCCGATGTATTTGCCACACCTGCAATCGTAACAATTAAAGTGCCTGTGTAGGTTTTGAGCGTGTCTAAATCAATAGCCGCCATTGAGCCGCCAAAAATATAGCCTTTATCATTGGTGTCAGCATAATGAGCTACATACAAAGAGGATGGTAATTGAGTCGCACCGTCATATCCCTGAAAATATACATCTGCAATTCGTGCCAATGCGCTAGAACTGCCAAAGTAATCACTAACGGATGCGGCTAAATCAAACTGTAAAATACTACCGCTTGGCACGCCATCATCTTTAGTGACAACAACCAAATTTAACGCGAGGGGGTTGCCACCCGTGCCGACCACATTCGGATTAACCTGAATAATTGTGCTAATAGGAATTGAACTCATAATAAGCCCTCAATAACTGGATAAATAAAAGGCGGATTCAATTCTGTAGCAAGTTGAGTGTCCACCGTGACCACAGGGTCATACTGCAAATATAACATAATCATAAATCTGTTTTCGTACTGCATTTCGGCATTACTAAATTCAATTTGTTTTGGGTCATCACAATACAAAGGCTTGATGTTTTCAGGAAATGAATCGTAAGCAAAAGCATCTCTAAATAACGTGCTGACTGTGACCGCATTATTAGCCGCATTGATACCGTAAACGTCTAATTGAATACTGTACTCTATTTTTTGTTTAATACTTTGGGTGTCGCCATTTTCGCTGAGTGTGTTTTCAGTGATGTTTGTCGCTAACCGTGCTTGAGTGACTGCTTGCATGGTAACAAAATTACCTTTTGGCATTGCTACTTTGTTATTTAACGACCTAACAACTTCTGTCCCTGTTGGCAAAACAAGCAACAAAAAGGCGCGTAATGCTTCAAAAACTTGCTTATCTGTAATGCTTGGATTATACATTGTCATTACTCTGCAAACAGATTGCTAATTTACACCAGTCTGGCCATTGCTCCAAAACTTGAACAACTAACCAACATTTGTTATTAAAAGAGACTGTATCGCCGCCTCTTTTTTCACTGCGTACCACGCCATCAAAAGAGCCATTGACATAAATTACACCTAAATCACCTTGTAAATTCATGCCTTGTAAATGCTGCAATTCTTTAGCTGTGATGTTTTGCCATTGGCCAATGGTGTTTACGATTCGCGTTTTGGGTATTCTTGTGCCGTCTGACTCAGTGTCATAGCCTTGATTGATAGTAAAAAACATCGGAATAAATGGATTAACTGAACTGATTGCACCGCTAGCGATTTGGTGTAGGTTCATTCTTTTTTACCATAATCATAATCGACGCTGTTTAGCATGTGGCCTGTATCAATCAATGGTTTGTTAAAACCTTTTCTGTCGATTGTTTCTTGTGAGTTTGGCGGCTTAACCCAATCCCTAATTGATTGTTGTAACTGACCTCTGATTCCCTCACCCATCAATTGCCACGTTTTATCAATATCATAATTATTATTTGCTAATACTTGACCAATTGATACCGCCCAATTTGCTTTTTTATTTTTAATCATTGTCCGAAAATAAGGCCGCATTGGAACGCCTTTCGCGCCATACTCATTTTTAGCTGCTACTTCGGGTACACCTGTACCATCGGGATATGTTGCGCCCTCTAAAAACCCTACGCGCAAAGTGCCTGCGTCTTGAATGCGTTTAGCAATGCCTGCAAGGTGCGCTTGCATAGCACTGCCACCCGATATAGAACCCATTTAACCACCTAACAAATAAGGATTAACGGTTGACGGGGCTGAATATGACTGACCCCTACGATAAATCATTTGACGATAGGGGGCTGTTGCATTCCAATAAGCCGCGCCGTATTTGGTTTGCAAATACCACGCTTGATTATTATTCGTTTGTCCATAATCTGTGCCTACGCTAACACTTCCCTCTGTCGCTGAATTGATACGACCAACAAGCCCGCTCGGTTGTTGTCCGTTTGCGCCCACGTTTAAAAATGCGATATGAGCAACTAACATATTTAGCAATACGCTTCGCTGCCCAACATCTACAACACGCGATGACTCTGTATTATTTAAGAGCATTGTCGATTCATCAAAAAACATTTGCAAAACATCGTCCTGAATCGTTGAGAATTCAGGATAACGGACTTTAAATGTTGTCGGATTGAATGTGACAATGCCCATAACTAATCTGCCTTAAATGGTTCAATGTTTTCTTGCTTTGCTTTTGGGTCTAAGAACTCAAAACCTGTTTTTTCAGATTTGCGCTCTTTAGCAATCGCATCGACATTTTTAACGACCTTATCAGCAAACACCATGCCGTTTTTTACAAACGCAAAATCAGCATGAGCTTTTACCCATTCATTCCAAAAATCTTCGGGAACATTATGAGTTAGCGCGTAGTGATTGAATAAAATCAATGTCTCACCATCACCATGCTGAGTACTGTTCAAGCCTTTAAACGTGATAGCTTGGTCGCCCACTTGAGCAACCAAACCATGCGGTAATTTACACCCCACTGTAACTACTGCACCCATTTTTTACACTCCAAGCATCTGTGCGATGCCAATAGGATAACGAATAATAGCACCCCAAGTACCACAGGATTTTTTCTGCTTGTAACTTGACGAACCAACAACAACGGCATGAGCGCGCATTTTTTCATTAAATGCAACTTCTGCCACTTTCTTACCATCCAAACTGTCAACAATCAATTGCACCAATTCGCCACTACCCGTACTGTATTCAGGGGCAGTTTCGAAGCGCATATTTTTGAAGTTGGTATTTAACAATACTTTGACGTTGTTGTTAAATTGGTTTGTTTTGTTTAAAGCCAATGCGGCAGTAGGCGACATAGCCAAAACCATCGGCGTATCAGCATCAACAATGCCCTGAGTCTGTGTGATGACTTTGGCAACAATGCGTACAATGTCATCGTAAACAGTTTGAGCGGTTGTGCCGACTAACGACCATACGGCAGTTGGTGTCAAAGCTGCTGACAAATTAGGGTCATTCAATAAACCATAATTGCGTAAACCACTTACACCGTAAAAATAGGATTTGTTCAACGCTTTGGCTAAAACAAACGCACTGGCAATTTGCTTTTCAGAACCTAAACCGATTTGAGCATCACCTGCCACTTCCAACTCTAACTCGCCCCATTGGGTAAACGTTTGGAAGTTGTAAGAGTCACGATAAATCCAGTTTAAATTGGCTTCGCTCATGCCATTTTCGCTGTAGTCGCCATAACTTGACACTTGGCCAATAGATTCAACTTGACCGAACTGCATAGTCTTGGTTGAGAATGCGCCTTTTTTAATCTCACCGCCAACAATTTGCGCGGCTTTCATGGGTGAGAACAATACGCGGATGACTTCGGGGTCAACGTATTGCGTCATCCATGCGGGAATACCCGCGTTTTGAGATTGAAACATTGCAGGCTGAGCATCTTGCGCCAATTTCATCGAAAATGACGAATTGGTGTCAATAAAACCTTTAATGTTTGGAATTACCACGCCACGAGCAACAAGCTCATCGGAACTGAATTTTTTGCCGTCTAAGGCCAACATTACGCCCATATTAAGCACCCCATGAAGAAATTTTAACTAATTCGCCCGCTAAAACAGGTTCAACCACAAACCATTTAGTCTCAACAGAGGCAATGGCGGTAATTGTGGTGCTTGAAACGGTTTGGCTATTGTTGACAGTGTAAGTACCTGTACCACCCGAACCTGTACCAAGCGCAATAATATAAGTACCTGCTGCTACACCTGTACCTGTGATTTGCTGACCAACTACTAACGTACCGCTACCCACTGCACTCACTGTTAATGTAGTCCCTGCAATCGCACCAGTTACACTAGCGGCGGCAATGGTTGCCCCTGCTGCGGCTGTCGATACACGACCATCTGTCAATGAAGCAAATACTTTTTGACCTTTAGTTGTTGCATTGGTGGCGCGAACCCAAAAATCACCTTGATTGAATAAGGTCATTGGGCGGCTTGCAGGAATAACCATGCTTTGACCATCGCCAAAAGTGGTAATACTGGCTTGCAATTCGTTGGCAACAAAACCGCTCGGTGCGCCTGTGCCTGTGTTTAATACAGTGGTATTGGTGGAATCAACCCACGCAAAACGGCCAACTGTTACGCCGCCTGTACCTGCAATCAATGCACCTTCACCCGCTAAAGTTGATGCGCGAGGATTAACCGATGCAAAACCGCCTTCACGACCAGGGGCTTGATAAACACTAACCGAAGTTTGAAAATTACTCATTATTAACCTCTCACTTTAACTTTTGCCGCGCTTGGGAATAACTCAGCGAAAGCACCCGAAGACACGGCCGAATCTTGAGCCAACTTAGGCTTGCTTGTTTCACCAACTGTGCAAACAGCTTTAAACAATGCGCGATATGCTGATTTGTCAACGCCTGTTAAGTCCACGCCTTTAGCATCTAACGCTAATTTATACACGGCTTCGGCGGAGTCTTGTGCAACAATATCACCAACCACATGATGCACGTCTTTTTCGGCTTGACGAATAGCTAATTGATGTTGACGCTCTGCTTGAACAGCAGCAGCTAAAGCCGAATCCATCGCGGTTTTACTCACTTTGTCATCGTCTTTATCTTCATCATAATTATCTTTAGCCATACGCGCCTTATATTCTTCATCCGTTTCATCATCGCGTTTGTCGCTATCTTTAGCAACTTGCTCTTTTTCGTCCATTTCTTTGTCAGACTCAGTATCTGCCGCCAAAAGAATTACTTTTTTAAGCAAAACAGGGTCAATAGCTGCATCTTTTGCCAATTTGTCTTTTGTTGCCAACACGATTGCATTGGCAATACGGTCTGCATCGGATTCAATTGTTTTTGCTTTTGGCAAACCAACAATCTTTTTTAAATCAATACTAGCGTCTGCGGCTAATACTGGCATGAGAAACGCACTCAAACCAGCTTTTACCGCCACCGCTTTGCGTGACGTTTTACTCATATCAAAAGTCTCCAAAAAAGGGTTTTTATCACCCACAACCACGTCAGAACCTGCGCGGCCTGACTCTACAATTGCAATATGATTACCAACAATATCAGTCATCACACCGTCATAACTCATACCGTCATAACTGCCACTTTTCATAATTGGCACATAACGATAGCCGCAACTAATCTCTTTTTGTGCGCTTTGCTCAATCGCTGCAATGGCCACGCTGTCATAAATCACTAAGCTATTATCGACATAAGGCGCGTTATATACCGCATCATCACCACTAAAACCGATAACGTAAGGCTTAAAGTCTTGGTCTGTTAAACCAACAAATACAGGTTCGTGTTTGGATAAAATAGGGAGTTTGTTAAAAGTATGCGCGGCTTTTTCTAATTCTTGTGGGTCACGCAATAAGTTATAAACCGTGTTTGCGTCTAGCCCTAATTCTTTATAGTTCGGTATTTCGTGTCCAAAATATGGACACACCATTGCTTTTGTAATATGACTAATTGCAATATGGAGCTTGCCGTCTTGGTCAATCTTTCGGACTGTTGCTTTATCAAAAGCAAGTATGTCTTTTTTCATAATTAAAAACTTCAATCAATTACTGATAATATATAGCTAAAAACTATTAAGCGCAACTAATCAATAAATCCTGAAATAATTGGACGCGCAAAACAGCGGCAATTTATCAATTCTGAGGGGAACGTCCACTTGTTATCTAAAAACATTCCTTTGTCTAAGTCGTATATTTTTCCATCGGCCTTAACATGGCTTGGTCTTGGCACTTTGCCAGCGTGTGAGTGCATCCACACTGCTTGAGTGATACCTAAATCTTGTTGCCTTTGTCGTGTGATAAGTTGAGTAGCTTTGTTATTTTGGTCTCTTGCGATTAGCTTTGCTCTACGCTCTGTCATACTAAACCGTGTTTTTAATTCATCGGTGAGGGTGGCTAAGTCACGTCCTGTTTGCACTGAGTTGGTAACGAGTGTCTCAATTTGCGCCAAATTGTTTACAGTCATGTTAGTTATTAAATTAACTTGCTCTGACACATGAGCATCAAAAACCGTTTGCATGGATTGCGTCATTTTAAAAGGTACAGTAAAACCTGCATCTTTTAGCGACTGTTTTAATTGTTGGTCTGTCATGTTTAGCGTTTGGCTTGTGTGCCATTCTGCTAATTTTTGCGCCCCGACTTTTAAATTACTTAACCACCGCTTCGATAGCTCTTTCATCATCTGTTGCAGCTTTTTAAATGGATTAGCGTCTTGAGCTATCTCATTATCAAACTGCTTATATGACGATGACAGCCAATACAAAATGCTGTCATTCATTTCTTGAACGAGTTTAAGCAATCGTTTGCGATAAATAGCTTCTATCCGCGCATTTGAGCGAATCGGGCGTAATATAATCGGCTTGCCCGTGGGCGAAACTAATTTATTCATCATCTTCTAAATCCGTATCATCGTTAAACTCTAAACCATGATAAGGGCTTTTCTTGTCCGATGCGATACGGGTCAGTGCATCATTGGGAGTAATGATACCTTGACCTATCAACACCGCGTCCGTGTTTGCGTCCATCTGTCTAATTTCGGCCTGTTCTTTTTCGGTCATCTCGCGCAATGGCACAAACTCGAAAGTAATCTCATTATCAATCTCGCCGAATAGCGATAACTGCATAACGTCTAAAACTTTCTTTAGGTTTGGCTTAAAAAGCAATTCTTGCAATGAGTGAATTGTTGTTTCAAAAACAAGAATTTCACCCTCGCTCGATGCGTTCAATCCTTGTGGTGTAATGCCTAAAAAGAACACTAAGGGAATAGAGGACACACTGGCCATGTGTTCCTGCGATTGTGCCTGTAGCGAGTCAAGTGTTGATAATGGCGTGTTGATTTGCGCTAATTCTTCGGTCTCTTTATCAATCGCAAAGCAGCCGCGATTGTCACGAACTCGATTCATTAAGTCGATGCGGTTGAATAAGTCTGCACCTGTATCTCCTGACAAAGTCCCTTGCATATTGGTTTTTAAAACTGACAGGCTAAATGAGTGGATTAAATCACCTACACTGTTTCTAGTGCGAACCCAATTATCAACGTAAGGCTCGGCCATTTGCGACAATGCCAAGCCGCCAAAGTTATAGGCCGCTTTTAGAATGTCGGGTACTTCGCGGCTAACAAATGTCATTAACCGCGATTCGTGTACTGTTGTCCCCATAACATACCACTTATGAGGCTTGTAATAATCAGCGCGTAACGGTCTGTCGGCATTGTAGGCTGCGGGATAAGTCCATATCGGTTCAATGACATTAAAACCGACCAAACTGCCTTTTTTAATCTTGGCAGGACTCATAAGCAAGATTGTTTCTAGCTCTACCGAATCCTCACTTGCAAGTTGATTATCGGGTTTTTTAATGTCGATATAGATTTGACCTCGTCCGTAAAGGCCGTCCATTTCTGCGGCTTCTCTAAACCTTTCGCGGACTTCTAAGCGCACTAGCTCCGATTCAATCTGTTTAATTTTGTCCGACTTGTCGGTCTCACCCGTACAGATAACGCGAATCCATTTGCGAGTCATTTCACGCGCAATCACTTCGGACATTTTGCGAAATTCGGGACGCTGTGCCAATTGGGATAAATACGGATAACCCTTAAACGTGGTATCTGACCAACCCATGAATGATGTGTTTAAATAGTTATAATCGGTACTATCCATTGCTAAAGCGGCTTTTTCTTTGTCTTTGGGGATAACACCAACAGGCGGAATATATTGTTCAAACTGGTTCACAGTCTCAACGCTATCATTTGCAAGTAACGCACGATTGATTTTTAACCCTGCTTTTTTTGGTGGCGATGGTTGCACCCTCACTCGTTTACGCTGTCTGTTATTCATGCTCGCCTCAATAATTCGGGGTTAATTTTCATTTTGCGCTTGTTTGTGACTATTGGCTCTATCGCATAGCGTAGCGCGTCTGCATAGTGATTGTTTTTATCTTCAATGTCAGTAGTCGGGTTATCAGTATCATCTGTTTTATAGCTATACGCCGCCAACTCTGCAAAACAACACTGTGCGTCAGGGTGTATGTAGATTGCCTTAAATGTCTGCAATGCTACAACGCCGTCCTCTACGCTGCCTTTCCACTTTGTACAACCTTTAATCAATAGTATCTCTTTTTTAACTTTTGATATAGTCTCTGGTCTAGCACAATCAGCCCGTGAGGTATATTTTAGCACATTAGGCACATGGTCAATAAGATACGCGCCTGTGTCGTCTAACTCAAGCCCCACTTTAGATGCCGCATTTCTAATATATAAACTATCCTGAAAAATATAACACTCAATAATCGCGGTCGGGTCAACACTAAACCCCCAATCAATGCCGATGTACGGTGTGCCAAATGTTTGGTTAATCTCAAAATCAAGCATTTTTAGCTTTTTGGCCAAGATAGAGTTATCGCTGATTGTTAAGAATTGACCCTCCCATATCCAAGCATATCGCCCTGCATCGCCTCGCAAGTCCCTTAGCCGTTGATTGTTTAGTGACTCAGGAAACCACGGATTATCGTGCCAGTTGATTGTTATATGTAGGGTGCGCTCGTCTTTGTTAATGATGAATTGTTGCCATGTTGCATCGTGTTCAAAGCGTGGGTTAAACACCACATAAAAACGCACTTGGCCATAACGCGGCGTAGGTCGTAGATATGACCATGACTGCTCTGATATGTTTTCGGCTTCGTCCGTTAGCACTACGCGTAATTTATTGATTGACTTGATAGACGTGATGTTTGATTTTAAACCCGCAAAAATAAAACGTGAGCCTGTTATTAGGTTGGTTATTTCGTTATTAAGGATTTTAAAATAAGGCTCAAGTTTGTATTTTGATATGGCACTAACAATCGTTGCGTAGAGTGAGTCGGCAATAGATTTCTGAATCTCACGACAACATAGAATCACGCCATCATCAATAAAAGATTCTGTAATAGCGATACAGGCCAACGCCTCAGACTTTGCACCACCCCTGCCACCCTCCCAGATAATCGTGTCGTATTGGTTAGTTTGTAGATTTACAAATGACGGGTGCAGCTTGTTAGGGTAATCAAAACTAACTTGATTCATCTTTAGGCTTGACAGGATTAAAATTAAATACTGGCGGCTGTAACGCTGTACCATTCGCGCCTGTGTGTTCTTGCACGTTTGTCTCTTTCCAGCCCATGCGAGTTTTAGCCCAAAACATTGCAGCCCTTACGCAATCGCTATATGTTGCGCCTGTAGTTAATGCTTGACCACTTGCGGCTTGGTATAAAAACTTGCCAACATTTGCATTTGCTTTAATCGCGCTGTTTTCTAATTCGTCTTTGTAGTATTTATACAGCGTTTTATCATCTATGCCGATATATGCAGCCACTTCTTTAATAGGCACACCATAAGAGCGCA